AAATCCGTGAAGAAGCTGAGAGCGTTAACCTCTTAAAGAAAACTTCAAAATTGCCAGTCTAAATGCTTGACAGGCGCCTAAATATATCATATAATGATATTTCGTGACAATACTCCGTTCATACTCCGTTATACTAGAAAGGTAATATTATGGATTTCTCCAAATTGAAAACTGGCTCAGGCAATCTGACCAAACTCACTAAAGCCATCGAAGCACTCAACGCTTCACCAGAGGCCTCCAACAACAAAGAAAATTACTGGAAACCAGAAGTAGATAAAGTCGGCAACGGCTCTGCTGTAATTCGTTTTCTCCCAGCATCTCCTGCTGATGGTGAAGATGGATTGCCATGGGTTAAAGTTTTCTCTCATGGATTTCAGGGACCTGGTGGTTGGCTCATTGATAATTGTTTGACAACCAATAATCAACAATGTCCTGTTTGTGAACACAACAACAAATTGTGGACTACAGGCATCGAAGCCAATAAGAATGTGGCTCGAGCACAGAAACGTAAACTAAGTTACACAGCCAATGTGTATATTGTATCTGATCCTAAACATCCAGAGAATGAAGGCAAAGTCTTTTTGTTCAAGTTTGGTAAGAAAATCTTTGATAAGATTACCGAAGCAATGAACCCCGCATTTGAGGATGAAACACCAATCAATCCATTTGATTTGTGGAAAGGTGCAGACTTCAAGCTTCGTATTCGTAAAGTTGCTGGCTATCAAAACTATGACAGTTCAGAATTTGCATCACCAGCACCATTGCTTGATGATGATACTGAATTGGAAAAGATTTGGAAGTCTGAACACCCACTTAAACCTTTGTTGGATGCCAAAGAGTTTAAGTCTTATGATGATTTGAAAGCACGCTTAGATAAGGTACTTGGTGAAGCACCTGTTGCCAAAACAACAGTTGAACAAGCTAAGGCACAACCTAAGAAAGTTGTTGATGAAGAATTGATTTCTGAAGATGATGACGATTTAGCCTACTTTGCTAAGTTAGCAGAGGAATAAATCTCCTGAATTTGTTATGATGTTTTGAACTTTACACCCCGCCTAGTGCGGGGTTTTTTATACCGGCCTTAGGTTCTGTCTTTGTGTTTTTTGTAATGTCGTATCTTCATTTCTAACAGAGACTGTACTATCAGAAACCAAACCACCACCTGAATTACCACCAGACATACTAACATTCTTTGAGTTATCAATATTAATCACTTTTGGCTTTTGACTTTCCATCTGTAAATTATTATTTTGATTTATAACCTCTTGTACTTTTTGGCCAACAGGCGATGGAGATGGTGCTGATGAAGCTGAAGTAGCAGGTGTAGTAGTTGATCCACGACTAACATAATTTTTCATACTCTCTGCTGATGTACTTGCGGATCCACTTGATGGTACCGGTGTTGCTGAAGGAGTTTCTGTATTATCAGACGACCTTTTGAGACCTGAACCACGGTGTAAAAAAGCTGCTCCACCAGCACTTTCGGTTACAACCGGTTTATTTTCTATGATTGCTTTTTGTAACCTTTCTTTTTTATCTTTCTCGTATATTTCATAAGCTTCTTTTCCGGCTGCCACAACAAGATCCTGAATTTTACTCACTCTAGTCATTGTTTGTTCAGGGTTTTTTATCATATCCGATTCTAGATTAGCGAGTTTGCCAGAATCATCTTTATACACATGATTATAAACATCTCTAACCGCTAAAGCGACTCCGCCAGCAATAGATGTTCCAACACCACCTACACCGGATGCAACTTCTAAACCAGCACCAAAAAAGTCACCTTGTATTAATCTAGGAACAGCAAAAAGAGCACCAATACCTGCTCCATAAAGTGGTATCGATTCTGCTCCAGATTTCACTACTGTTTTTGCTACAGCTTCTTTAGCTGCTTGTTTAATGGCAGATTCGGAAACTTCTTTAACTGCTGTTTTGCCAGCAGTTTCTGTAACTGTTGTTGCGGTTGCTTTAGCTACATCTTTGCCTGTTTCGGTTGCGGTTGCTTTAGCTACATCTTTGCTCGCTTCAGTTGTAACAGATTTAGTAACGTCTTTTTCTAATTCTTTTCCGGTAGCTTTGGCAACATCTTTTTCAGTTTCTTTGGCCGCTAATTCAGCAGCATCTTTAGCCGCTTCTTTTGCAGCTTTCTTTTCTAGTGCTTTAGTTAAAGCATCCGCAGCTAATTTTTTTAAACCATCTAATGCATTTAACAATTTATTCAATAAATCACCACCACTTATTTTGCCTTTTATTAAACTCTTTTTGGTTTTTTTACCTAAAATAGCTTCTAGCAATTCTTTGTGCCATTTTTTATCTCTTTTTTCTTTTTTTATTTTATCATTTATGTCATGGTCTCTATAATTTTCATCTTGGTCATAACCACGTTTTATTAAATTGTAGAGTTTACCTAATACATCAGTGACTGATTCACCTTTCTTCATTCTCTGACGTTGGCCTTCAGCCACTTTGGTATATAATGCTGGTTGAATTGCATCTAAATTTGAATCTTGTGTCACGCCAGCTGAAGAACCATATTTTTTACCACCAGCAAAGTATTGAATATCTCTCTTACTTCTACCTGTGAGTTTACCCAGAACAGCCGCACCAAAATTGCCAGTCAATTTTTTAGCAATGTTTAATGGATCAAATTTTTCTTTAACGCCTGTTACTTTAGCTCGAAATTTACTTGATATGGCAGAACCTAAAGAACCAATAACTCCACCGCCAGAAGCAATGTTCTGTGCTGCTAAATCGAATAAACCCGTATTTCTTAATTTACGGGCTTCTTGATATGTCATATTGGCCATTTAGGGTCCTACTTGTTGAAACATTGGTAAATCTTGTGGTGATGGTTGTGATATAATTTGTTTTTGTTTTCCAGTTCCACCACCGACTATATTTGTTTGTGTATTATCTATAATAATTGTGGTGTCTTGTGATGTCCTAAAATCTTTATTTTGAATTGATGTTTGATTTAAATTTGCGCCGGTATCATTTACATGTTCTAGAGCGGCTTTAGTTCTTGTTTTTATCCTATTATGTAAACCTTTTTCCAGCTCTTTATATTTTTCATCAGTTGTTTTATCACCATAGATTCCTATATTTTTACCTTGACCATCTTTTACTCTAAGATGACTGTCATCAAATTCTGAAATTAGCTTAATGAATTCTTCAGGAGTTCTTGCTTTTTTAGCGTAATCTAATGCAGCTTTTAGTAATGCTTCACCATAAGCTATTCTCCTATCAACCATATAAACCTGAACACCAGGATTTTCAGCAATGTCTTTAACAATACCCGATTTTGTCAAACTTGCAATAGCTGGCTGTTCAAATTTATTTTTATAAAAAGTCATTTGAGCTTCCAACATTTTTTGTGGATGTTCTTTTGATACTTTCCACCAAGCTTCATTAAATCTTTTTGTTGCTGCTGGTTCTACGTTAGAACCTGGTTCAGGAAGATTTAATTGTGGATTGTCTCTAACAAAAGAATCAATTGTAGATGTTCCTGGAATAGGTTTTCCATCAGTTCCATTTTTTCTAATGTTATTGATTCCAAAAAGTCCGTAAGAAGTTGAATTTTTAACATCAGGTGTAGCCGCACCAACTTTAGGTATGGTGGTATCTGAAAATTCACCTTTCTGAACTCTTTTTGAATCATTGTTTGGTTTTAATGCGTCTTCAACAGAATTCACACTTTGTTCAGCTTTAAGTGATAATTTGGCCGCAGCAGATAGTGCCACTCCACCAGTTGCAGCTGCAACACCAACTTTTGCGGCTGTAGATATTGACGGTGTGGTTACAGGTGCTTGTGTTGGTGCAGCTGTTTGTTTTACCGGTGCTACAGGCGGAGTTTCAGCAGGTTTTGCTGAAGGTGGTTGCTTTACAGGAACAGTTTTTTGTGCCGTTGTTGTTTCAACTGGCTTTGTTGTAACCGTAGGCTTTGATGGTGTTGTTACTGGAGTACTTGGTGTAGTTGGTACTGTTTCAGTACTTGCTGCGGCTTTCTTTTTGGCTTCTTCTATAACCTTGTCAGCTTCGGCTTTAGATTTTTCATACTCACGTTTGGATTTTTCTGTAGCTTTTTCAAGGTCTTCAGTTTGTTTTCTTCGTGTGTTTAAGGCTTCAATTATCTCATTGTGTCTATCTGTTTCATCTTTGATTTCGGCTGGTCTATCAATGTCACGATAGATTTCAAAATTTAGTCTTTTATCTTCTTGATTCTTTTTGATAAGATTGAATAGTTTTGCCGGAACATCAGCAAGAGAATCACCTTTTTTTAATCTAGGTCTTTGACCAGCAGTTACTTTGGTATAGAAAGCCGAATCTGTATTTTTTGTTAGTTTGGCTAATACATTCTTTTTAGGACTAATGTTCATGAATTTACTAGGATCACTACCTTTTCCAGGTGTCATCTCTCTAGTTGCACTACGAGGATCATTTATAGCAGCAGATACGGCATCACGATTAAATGTTTTTTTAAAACGTGTGGCTACGCCAGATATTTTTTCTGTAATCATCTGCTGTTTTGTCTTTGTTTAATCTTTTCGTTCTCTTGTTCAATATAGTTTATAAGCATCGAAACATAAATGTCTCTTTCCCAAGGAATCATATTGTCAAGTTCAGTCAAACTATATTTGTGATGTTGCATCAAAGCAAAATTTGTCTGATAGTGATTCCTCAAATTATCATGGCGAAATGTTAGACGAAAAAACCTTCAAGACCCTCCACTTCTATTTTGTGTTGAAAACCACATTTACCACACTTCATCTCAATAGTCTTATGTAATGTTGGTAAGTTATCAAAGAAATTTTCAATCTTTTCAAATTGTTGTTGATTTAAAGATTCAATAAATTCTACCAATTCTTCTTGTGTAGATTCTTTGGCATAATAATATTGTTCGCCATCAAAAATGTATTCGATTGAATTGATAATCATATTGAAAGCTAAATCATTTACATTATCAGAATTTTTTGATGTTAGTATGGAAAATTCTGGATATTTAAGTTTAATGCTTAATTTATCCGTCAATTGAATTGTGTCTGATTGATTATCAGGAAAATCAACCTGAATATCCAAAAGATTCAATTCAGAATCCATTAAATTACCACAAGTTTTATCATCAACTATATTCTCACAACGATATTTGTTATCAACAACCTCACCCACAGACCTAGCTCTGAGTTGAATAAAGTAATATTCAACGTCAAGTATTGGTAAACGGTCAATATCAACATTTTCAGTTAAAGTACAATTGTGTAATACCTGACGAATATTTTTCTCAATGGTGTCTTTGTCATCAGACTCCATGGCCATCATTAGGTTACGTTGTTCTTTAACTAAGAATGGTCTAAACCTAATGTGTTTCTTAGATAATGGTAAATCCAGTTCATAGACTGGTGCATCAATTTTTGGCAAAGCCATTTCATTCTCCTATCAAATAAATTAATTATGATCCACTTTCTTCATCCGATGAAAGGTCGGCACTCTCATTACCGCCGCCGGCAGCAATTTCATCACTCACCGACAAATACGTTTCTCCGGCAGTTGATGTTAAAAGTCCTGTAGTATCTGTACTCAAATTGCCATTAACATCAAACAACAAAGGATTTGCGTATGGTACTGGAGAATTTAATGTTCCAGCACCGCCTGTAGGTCCGCTTGTAACACGAGATATAACTGTTTGTAACAAACTTGTACCCAAAGCCTGTATAGAATTGTTTTGCCAGTATGTGTAAGCAAACACAACAGTTAGTTTGTGGTGTTCAGTAGAAGACCAATCTAAATCTAGTTGATTCACAGCAATTGGATACGCATCAATTAAATTGATAGAATATGTTAGATTATTTGTAACATCATATTGATTTATCTGTATGTTTGAGGCATAGTCAACTTTATACCTAAAGTCAAATTTGTATGATGGGTTGATATATTCCATCCAAGCATCAAAGAAAATCTTTTCAGACATATCATCAGAAACGATAAATGTCAATTCCACATCATTGTATTGTGGTTGATATGGATATTTCTCAATAGGATTAGAACCAAACTTTTGTTCGGCCGTAGCAAATGTTCTACTAGGCAACTGAGCAGTTTCACATCTGAAGGTTAAGTTTCTGGATGTATTTCTGAAAGGAATTAATGTAATTGGAACAGGAATGTTAACATCAAACCTACTTGGTCTGGCCAAGTCGGTGACAAAACTAGCTTTAAAATCGTTGATTGAACCTGCCATTTTTATGAGTTCCTAATTTCTTCCATGGATTCTTTCCATATTACCGGTGCTTTTTCACCCTTAAACTGATGGACTGGTAAGTACATGGAGGTTTCCCACTCATTTGGTTGTACTGCCAGAATTCTAGACCTAATGTGAGG